ATCATCTGTCCCATAGTTCTATTCGGACTTTCTAATGAATCTGAAGCTAATTGAAAACCAAATATTTTTTCTTCACCAATCTCCAAACTTAATAACTTCTCTTGTTCAGTAGCTCCTGCTGTAGTTTTAGTGACAGTTCCAAAATGTTGTTGTAGTGTTCCATTTGATGTAATACTAATTAAAGTTCCATCAGATAGACTCTCCCCAAAGTTTGTAGTATTTCTTTTATTTGATATAAAAACATAAGGGTCTTTGTTTCGACTACCTATCCTCATACTGTTTCCATGTCTACCCTCTAACAACATATCACCTGTTGTCTCAAAAACTGCACTACCAAAATCTAATTCCTCAACTCTTTTTTTTGTTAATCTTTTATATTTGACTAAGTTATTAAAATTTAAACTTTGTCCTTTAGCACCTCTTCTACCAACTTTTGTTTGGTCTGTATTGGTTAGTATCGCTTCAGCTTTATAGGATGGGTCATCATTCCAAGTTGGACTATTGTTTGGTGTATTAATAGGACCTAAAAAATAATTTGTTTTACCAATTGTACAAAGTAAAACCGGATCTCCTTTAGATGGAACATCTTGTATACCTCTTAATAATGGGTAGTATCTATTTTTTTCATTAGTTGTATTTTTTGTTTCATATGATTTATCAGTTACATGTGGTATAGCTATAATTGTATTTATACTCCTCTCACCATTGTATCTTAAACTTTCTTCAGAGTGAACAACTTCAACCACATTACCTGGTACAAATTGAATATAAAAAGGTATTGGTCTTAGTCTACCGCCAAATCCTTTAATTGTA